GGAAATAACTTTAAAGCTATTCCATTTGCAGAACTTACATCATTAATAAAATTACTGAAAGTTGTTTCTGTATAATTTTCTGCAGTAACCTTACCATGTTCAATACAATGTGAAGTTGCTGATTTAGTATCGGCATCCCAAATTAGGGGAATAGGTTTCAAACCAAGTTTGAAAAGTTCTATAAAGTAGTCTGCGTTCATTTTATCGCCCCGGAAAATAAAGCAGGTTCTAATCCATGTATTGATCTATGGCAGTTAGAACATACACTAACAAGGTCAAATAAAGGCTCTTTATAAATACGATCATAGGTCAAATGATGAACCTCGTTTGCTGGATTAATTAAACAAGCTTGACAAATATATTTATCTCGATTTAATACTCTTTTTGTTTTATCTTTCCACTCCATAGATTTAAGATAAACATCGTTATAATACCTACGTTGCTCTTCTTTTTGATCTTCAAACGCCTTCTGTTTTTTATCCATTAGATACCTATAAAATTTACTTACGCGTTCGTTGCGTTCTCTTTGTAGGTCATTCGCTTGATCTCTAGTTAATATTTGTAGCTTAATCCATTCATTTGAATTAGTCATTTTAACTAATGCAGAAACATGATGACAGTTTTTACAGTAATTTCTTTTTGTTGGTTTGCCGTCTGATCTTGGCATATTGATAAAAATTAAATCCGGCTGAATACAGCAAGCATCTAATTTTTTTGCACAACCTCTAAAACAGTCTTGGCATTCAATGAAAATATCATACTTTCCTTTGTGTATGATTTTTTCATTTACGCAATTTTCACATGATAGTTCCATAATAAAAATACCCCCACAAACCACAATGAGCGTCCAGTCCTGCCAGGCGGCAGATAAGGCATTGAGATAAGCAGGGGATTTTTTAATATTTTCATAACTGAACGCTAGTAACAAATATAGTAAATATTTTTAAATATTCAAATACTCCTCAAACTTTCTTTTCGCTTCCTCAAACCCTTCCGCAAAGCAAACTGACCAACCTAATGATCTAAGAAACTCATGCATTTCTGCTTGATCTTGCACGTGCTTAGACTTTGATAATGAGCCATCCTTTAGAAAAGTGCCAGAGTTTAAGCGTTTCAATTCTAAAAATAAACCGATGTAGTTACCCGATTTGTGATAAACCTGCACATCTGGAAATCCTTTGAATGGGTCTAAAATCTGCTTAATGTTCTGCATCTGCCCGGATAACTTACCAGCGGATTGAATATCAGATCGGAATATAACATTCGGGTATTGGAGTTTAATCCACTTACAAAACTGTAATTGAATCGACCATTCGGATTGCTTTACATCTGATTCTTTAACTACCTTTGCAGTTTTGCCAGATCGGTATTGTGAAAGTGGGTCGGTGTAGTCTATTTTCTTTTGTCCTGAGTTTCCCATTGTTGCTTCATATAATTTACATTCTCTTCAATTTCTACCCTTTGTTCAGGGTATTTCTGCCACATAAAGCGCTCACGTTCTAAGCGATATTCTCGCAGAAAGTTAGGTTCCCGGTACGGCTTTGGCTTGGCTTTGTAGGTTTGGATTTTGCCAAGTTCCTGAGCGTCGCCGCGGCCATCCGTTTTAATTAGTTTGGGAGGCATTAGGAAACCGCTTTTAATTGTTTCAACCCAAATGCTTCAGGCATATCATTTGGCCCTACACTCCCATCTTTTAAAATCCGCATAGCATCCAGAGTTAATTTATTAGCCTTTATGATTTGTGCAGCTACTCCGCTAATTGCTTTAGCTTTCTGAAATTCGATTTCCATCTTATCAGCTTTCAATGTTTCATCATTCAATCTTTCTAATTGAGCGAATAAGTGATCATTCAGATCAGTGATTTTATTTCGTGCCATATTCTTTAATTTTTCGGTTTAGTTTTATGTGGGTTCTTTTTGTTTTAATTAGTTCAGGATGATTTTCAAGTATTTCATTTTTTAAGCCTTTGTCAACTTTTCGAGAGGATGCGGCTAAGTAAGTCGCAACCATACTGTCGCTTAAGTTTAGCGGACCCGAATTTCGGTTCATGTTTTCAACCCTTGTAATAAGTTCCCAATTGTCAGGATGACTGTTTAATTTGTTATCAGATTTACATACTAAAATTAATCCTTCAGGAATAGGTCCGTTTAGTTTCTCCCATTCATGCCTATGCTTGTGAACCCAATTAGCCTTACTAATTCTAATTTCTATGTAACCATCCTTACAAATCCGTTCCGCTCCATCAAATTTGGTATTATGTGGAGCATTACCTTTTTTAAATTGGGTTGCTTTAATACGTTCAATAGCTTCAGCAGACATAAATTCAATCTGTTTCTTTCCGTAATTGTGAGAGATATGCCCTTTCTTAAAGCATGAATCAAGCTGAAATTTTCGGGTTATCTCTGGAGGTATTTTTAAGCCTAACAGTTTCATCCTTTGTCTTGCTCCGCTTTCTGACCTGCCTAATATCTTTGACATTCTTTTTGCAGGAATAGTCAGGTAATTATCGCGTAGGTACTTATCCTCTTTGGGTGTAAATTTATTGTTTTGCATAATACGCTAATAACGCCTCACAAATATCTTCTATTTTGTATTTCATCAATGACCTCTTTCTAAAAAAGTCCATTAATATGCGTTGGTGTAGGTGGTTAAACATTGCTTGATAAGGTTAGTACAACAGGGTTATTACATTTACGATAGAACCAGTACCGGGTCATCCATTCAGCTACGGTAGGCAAAGGCAAGTTCAACATCTTAGCTGCAAGTACTGGAGGTATATTATTACCTACGCAATACTCCAACGCTAAACCTATAACCTTTTTAGAGTGCCGATTGCCGTAGCGTTTACCCCTGCCAGAGATGTCTAATGGCAGGGGTGATTGGTTAGAATGGGATATCATCGGATAAAGAAGCTGGAGTTGATACCTTAACTGGTTGCTGACCTTGCTGCTTAAACTCCTTAGCATTGCCAAGTATAGCACCTTTATTCCCAGCTTCTCTGTCCTCTTTGCTTACGTCTTGCGTAATCATTCCATTGTTACCGTATTGATCGGTCGCTTCATTATAAAGCAAAGTACAGTCTAAGTACGTGCCTTTTTCGCCTTTAAATAATCGAGCCTTGTCGATTTTTGTTACGTCTATTTTAAGACGCAAAATTTTGTCTGCCATTTTTTACTTGTTTATTAGTGAATTTATATATGTTCTGCACTCTTGTACTCGTTCCTGAAGCTTTAAAATAGCGTCTGCATCGTACTCAAACTCAAAAGACTTGATTCTATTAGCTTCGGGTATCTCTACGAAATAACCAGATTTAGCATCTGGGCAGAACTCCTTAACGTAGTCATCAAAAGCCTCTTTGGTATAAACCATATTGCAAATCGTTTGATAGACTTTTTCAGGCTCTGTAAGCCATTTAACCGCTTGAATAATCAAATCATAGTCCGCATCAATTAAAGTGTAGCAGAGTGACGCTTTACGGCATCCAGTCAAATGCATATAGACTTGTAACTGCCACCAATAATCTTTGTTTGGTATTTCATCCTCGAACATTGGGAAAGTATCAAGCGACCAGCTACATTTATTGTCAAATACGATACCGTTATGGATTAAATCAGGCGTTCCGCAAAAATCATCCGATTGGAAATATGATTCATTTTTGTAAACCATACCAAGTTCTAACTGCAAAGCCATCAGCGTGAACCCATCTTCTTCAGATCGGTTACCTTTGTCAATGTATTTAGACTTAATTTCAGTTCTACGCTTGAATAGTTGCTCTTTAAGCCATTGTTTGCAATAGGTTTTTCCGGTTTCACCAAGTCCTTTAATCCCGGCTATCTTACCAGCACTTGATGCCCTTATTTTGAAAGTTGTTTCCATTTTATACGATTTTATATTGTGTGTTATTTTTCATTTTTCTTCTCCCTGTAAGTCTATCAAATAATGTACTTGGATTAGCTTTGAGATTTCTTGATAAGTCAGCAATAGAATAATAAAAAACTCCAGTATTAAAATCAAGAATTACATTATTTGTTGGGTTG